TTCATGAGAAATAAAAAACATGTTTCTTGCTAGTAAGAACACTGTTCCTAGCAAGTAAGAACACTGTTCCTAGCAAGTAAGAACACTGTTCCTAGCAAGTAAGAACACTGTTCCTAGCAAGTAAGAACACTGTTCCTAGCAAGTAATATTATTTATCGATGATAAATAATATTAGCAAGTACCATCCTTGATGATAGCAAGTACCATCCTTGATGATAGCAAGTACCATCCTTGATGATAGCAAGTACCATCCTTGATGATAGCAAGTACCATCCTTGATGATAGCAAGTACCATCCTTGATGATAGCAAGTACCATCCTTGATGATAGCAAGTACCATCCTTGAAGCTAACCAAATTATATATCTACCCTAGGGTAGATATATAATTTACATAATAGACCTAAGTAGGTCGAAGATAGACAAGGATGTAATCACCAAAGGTACCATGGTAGGTCTCTATCGCAAAAACTTGGAAGCTAGTGGGAGTATAAACTCTTCTTCACCATAGTTTTGTGCCTGTAGGGCACAAAATTTCGCTTTGCGAAACCCGTTGTAAGGGTTAGGAAGAGCTCTCAAGCAAGAAGGTTCAATGCAAACTTTATCGCACGACCAGGTTCGATAAAGTTTGTGGCAACTTTAATATCTGCGGTCCAAGAAGTAGGATAAGAGTAAGTAAACACATCACCAACTTGCAAGTCATGGTGCCTCTATAGATGAGATCTTCTATACAGATGGTAGATGAAGAGAGGATGGACATGAACTCATCATACAAACCTTGTTCCATGAGAACTTCATAAGGTCTCTCTCCCGCCTGATCCCATATTCTGAGCATCTTCTCTAGATTATCCATGATTGAGTATTGGCGGTCTTCTTTCCTCAGATCATTCTTTTTAGAATAGTAGTATGGTAATTAAATATCCTCATGAGGATATTTAATTTATCTTCTTCTCGTAACCACTGACGACCGTATAAAGGTCCTTTATTAAACCGGTTAGCATCCACTTGTCAAAGGCTTCTCCATAACTTAATCTATCCTTGTGGCAAAGATAAATGTAACGTTCTTCTAACCTTCTTAGTAGATTTGCCGGATCTTCTCCTAGAATGTGCTTTGTTCTGTTGTAGCGTGCCGACATGAGATTTATCTTTTGTGTTTTTGTTTGTCTAGGATGCGTTTCTTGTTTTGCACCGTGACGACTAGTTTAGCAATTCGAGCTTGTGCTCCTTGACCAAAAACTCTAATCTGGGGAGGAATGCTAGGTAGATAGAAAGTACCTGTAGGATCGAGGATAGAGTTGAAGAGGAACTGGGCTTCTTCTCCCGTGAGAGGATTCTTATAGAAAGGACTAGTTCCAAAACGGTAACGAGCAGACTCTAGACGAACTAGAGGAGGAGACAACCTCCCCTTCACAGGAAGGTAGGCATCGAGAATGCTAAAGAGACCAAAACCGGTTTGTACCGTGTCTAGAACCAGAGGACGGATGGGTTCCTGACCACCAAAGTCGAGGGTCTTGTAAAGTTCGGGCCTCTTGAGAGGATGAGGTTCTCCTTTGCGATAGATGAATGCATTGCAAGGACGGAGAAGGCGACCAATCTCAGTTATCTTAAATACGGGCTCCTCATCGATGAACCAAGTTATCTCTCCAGAACACTTGTTGTAACTAATTTCGTATTTGTGCCACTCTTTACATAGACTGTGGCTATGAAAGACAGGGATGGCATACTCAAAGGCGGCATAGTTACCAAACACACTCTCTAAACCGGGCAGTCTCTCTATGATGACGTAGACGGTGTTGTTGGTCAGGGCAAAGTCAAAGATGGCCAGCTTACTAAAATCTAGAAAGTTTAGGATGAAGGAGGCCAGACGAAAGTCAGAGTTGGGGTCGGGAAGAGACCCTGTACTGTCTCTTCTGTAGAAAGGATTATTCTCTACATTGGTCTGTTGTGCGTTCACGACCCAAGTAGAACGAATCTCTCCTCCCTGAAGAGGAGTGGCAAAAGGCTCTGTTAGGGCGAGAAACTTTACATGATCGGTAGTTCCAGAAGGAGCAGGTCCGTTACTATCTTGAGGATCGGTTCGAGTGTAGGAGATTCCATTACTAGGGGTGATGGTGAGAAAAGGTTTCCCGTGATAGGAACTACCTTCACACTGGTAGTCTTGGTTAGGAACAAAGAAGGTGGCCAGATCTGCATTACCAGCCAAGACTGGCTGTATATCATTCACGGTATTGCTAATTCTACAGTGCTTGGTACTAATTTTCTTAAGTAAGACTTGGGACATATTTTAAGGGGAATAGATTCTAAACACCGTGTGTTTAGAATTTAGTTGAATAGCTCTCTTCTGGCCTGTCTGCCCTTGTTAAACTTTTCTCTAATCTGCTTGCTTCTGGTAAGGGTAGTGTTTAGTTTCTCTTCTGCGGTTTGTTTCTTGCGAGTTGTGGAACGAGAAGGTTTGCTGCCAGACTTGCCATTATCAGTCATGGTGCGTGAGGGTTCATCCTTGCCTCCTCTCTTTTCTACCCAACCTCTACTAGAGAAGCGCACGTTTAGCAGACAAGGCTTGTGGTTGCCTTGACCAAGAATAAACTCTCTACCAGAAGTTTTAATCTTTACGGGGAAGGCACTCTTGCTCGTCTTTGCAATGCTAATAACTTGGTTGTGCTTGGCATGAAGAGGAAGTTGCAGAGTTACGGGTGCTCGGTCCGTGTTAACCAAGACTTCTTTGGCGTTAACAATGTGCACCTTGCCAGACATGTGTGTGTTGTAGTCACCGATAATATCTTGCTTCTCATCCAGCTCCTCCATATGTTTCCCGTTGCACAAGCAAGAGGTGAAGGAGACAGACGACTCGTTAACCATGGTAGGTATAAACTCTTGTTCTGCAAAGATGATAAACCTGGTTAGTTTAACCAAAGACTTTTCTCCACCTACCAGGATAGGTTTGTTTAGAAAGAGAGAAGTGGTACACACGCCCGACTCAACCATCTCTACTTGTCCCTTTTTGCTTTCTACAAAGGTTAGGGGGTGGAAACAAGGAGTGTGACCGGCATGAATAAAGGAAGCTAGACGAAAGCTAGTTAGCAACTCTCCAGAGTTGCAGATGAGGACTAGAGGAGCCGTGATCTCTCCCGTAAGAATAATCTTACTATTCTCTAGCACCATCTTTAGTCCTTCGTTGACAATGGCAGAAGCAGGTTGTTCTAGGAGGAAGGTACATCCTCTAACCAACAAACTAGAAGTTTTGTTAATTAGAGGAGTGTGAATCCAACAAGAAGACAAGGTTACGTCCAGGTCACCCTCCAAAGACTCAAAGTAGATGTGTGCATTCTCGATAAACAACTTTCCCTTACCTTTAACCCGACCCTCCAGATTAACCTTGTCCTTGAGATCTACAGAGATGATAACTTCTCCTTGTATCTCTGAGATTTGGTAGGTTCCTGAAACTAGACTGTTTCCAGAAAAGGTAGAATTTCCCGGAATCACAGTGTTACCTTCTTCCATTTTACAGAGAAAGATACCATTCTTAAGTTGTTTTCTTTAGGTCTCCGAAGATGCCAATTTATAACCTTTGATTAGGTTAAAGTGAAGCTTGATCGGGCGGCCTTACTTGACTATAAATTACACACCTTGCTCTCAAACTAACCAACTCGCCATGTCTTACCCCATGTACCACCAAGTCGACTTTTCCAAGATTATTTCTTCCAAGCCTGAAAAGAAAGAATTCACAGATGCCAAGGGAGCCAAGGGTAACTATCATAGTATGTCTGTTTCCTATGATAAGGGAGAATCTACCGGTCCTTTCTACTTTCGTCTCCCTATTGTAAAGTTTTGGCCTTTGACTGCAGAGAGTGATAGTTTGGCTATTATTCATGATCCCAGTCACCCTGAACACAAGGCTATTCAGCAGTTTTACGCTTCTCTGCGTAAGAAGGGAGGTGAGTTCCTCTTCAAGCACCAAGACGATCTAGGTAAGGTCTTTGAAGAAGAGAATATTGCTGTGGGTATGTTTAAGAGCCCTGTTCATGTAAAGAGAGAAGGTGGAAAGGTTAAGGGTAATGGTACCACCTATCTCAGACTTCTTCGTGGTTCTGTGTCTAGCAATAGTTCTCTCTTTATTGGACCTGACAGAAAGGTTTACCCTAAGAAGAAGTTCTTTGGTTACACCATCGAAGGATCTCCTCTTGTTAGGGTTGACAGTGTTTACGTCGGTAACACGCAGTCTTTCAAGCAGACTCTAGTCCAGGTCGATATCAAGACTATTGTAAAGGTTAACTCTAAGCCTGTAGATGAGAGCGTTCCTGAAGAGGACGATGAGACCAAGCAGGCCTTCCTCGAGGCTCTTTCTGAAGGTGGTGATGATGAGGAAGAGGAGCAAGGAAGTGCTGAGGGTAGCAATTCTCCCTCTACTCCTCCCAAGGTCTCTGAAAAGGTTAAGGATGAAACTATGGACTTTTTGAACAGTGTCAACTCTAACCCCATTGGAAAGGAGAAGCCTTCCATGCCTGCTGAGTAAAAGAGTTTAACTCGAATTTATATTATCTCACGAGATAATATAAATCTAATATCCCCAGTAACACCCTTTGTTAACACCTTGATAACCAATGTTAACACCTTGATAGGCTTTAGGAAATATTCTAAGTATAAATGTTTACAGAGTGCTAACCAAGGTTACCAACAAGTGCTAACCAATTAACACTTGATAAGTTAGAAAGTATATCGAGTATGAAAATTAGCAGTGTTAACTTTGTAACCAACGAGTGTTAACTTTGGGGACAAGATTTATATTATCTCATGAGATAATATAAATTAACGGTAACGAGACCAGAAGGCCAAGAGATCTGTAAAGTCTTCTTTCTTGTTTGATTGCTCCAAGACGGTCATGAGTTTATCAAACTCTTCTAGAGAACAGGTTAAGACTACATCTCGGTTTCTTTTGGTACAGTGTAGTACATTATTACGAATAAAGGGAAACATGACACGTGAAGGTCTGGGGGTTGATACATCTCGGAAGGATACATCTTCCGGGATATTAATGTGAACGGGAGAAGAGGGAATATTTCTATGCAGATAACATCTGCCTCCTTCTTTGCATACTAATTTTCTGCAAAGGGTTCCTCTTTGGGTAGGGAAGTTGCAACAGGGCATGTTTAGAATCGTGCCATTATTCATTCACAAGATAGTCATGAAGGAGAGAATAGCACAACTTGGCATACTTTGGGTTCTTGTCTGCAGCAGAAAGAGTAGAAGAATAAATATGCTCAATGCCAGTCTTGTCAGAGTTTAGTTTTTCTAGAGAGATGGTAGAAGCTTCCTTGATAAGAGAGTTGGAAGACACGGAACCAATGTTTTCCAAACAGCCTTTGGTCTCTTCTAGTTCATCCATGAGGACTTGATAGGCAGCCTCGCAATCTTCCTTGGAAGAAACTTCAGGCAGAGAATCGAGGATGACTTGTTCATCCACTTCTAGGTTAGAGGTTAGAATCTCGAGAAACTGGTTAATGTCCATTATTCTTCTTCTTGTCTCTCTTTAGTTTTTCTAGAAAGTCTTCCTCTTCAGAGTCTTCTTCCTCTTCACTCTCTACTATCTTTTTACTCTTCTTGCCCCGCTTTTTCTTTTTCAGGTCAACCTCCATGTTTTCTTCAGCCATTCTTTCCATAATGGCCTTGATCTTTCTCTCGTTCTCTATGGTGGCCAGGTTGATACCATCTAGGATCTCTTTCATGTCAGCCAAGGTTCGACCAAAGTTTCTAACGGCAGAAGTTACAGACTCGAGTTGTGTTTTGGTAGACTCTTCTTGATTAACACTTCGATCCATGCGAATGACTACATCGGAAAATTTGTTTAGTTCCTCTTCCAGGTCACCTATCTTTTTATAAAAGTAGGCTGAAGTTCCCAACAGCCCTACGAGAGAAACCGTAGAGATAATTGTTCCTGGATGTTTGAGGCTGTCCATTTAATTGAAGAGGACTAATGCTTATATACCTTTTTATCTCGTTCATGAAAAAATGGAAATTGCCAAAACGCCTTTGCAAGTTAGAATGCTCTTGTCGAAAGAGTTTACGGTAAAAGAAAATATTAAAGTTGCGCCACTTAAAACTGTCTTGTTTAGGATACCTTCACCCATGGAAGCTCTTAAAACAATAAGCAATTTACCCTTGATAGAGGAAGAGGCTTATCTAGAAAATCAAAGATCTGAGGATCAAGATTTCTACGATCTAAGAATAGCTTTTGCCAATCTGGTGCAAGAACGATTGGAAACTAACAGAATTACCGCTCTTATCTTGGGAGAAGTTTTTGCCAAGAAGGTCCTCTATGGAGTGAAATACTCGAACGACATAGAGAATGTTATTGCCCTTGTAACCTCTGAACTCTAATAATTTTCCGATGAAAATTATTAGACCCCGAAAAAATCTCACCTGAGAAGAAAATGTTTTTTCCCAAAGTTTTAGTCTTGGGTCCGGGAGGCATAAAGTCTCTTCTGGCCTTGGGAGCCCTCTTCCGATTAAATCAAGAGGATATTCTATCCAAGATACATACCTTTATTGGCGTCTCTGCAGGTTCTCTGATTAGTCTTTTGTTAGTGGCAGGTTATAGCATAGAAGACATTGTGGTGGAAGCAGTAGGTGAAGATCTGCTGCATGATGTGGCTGTAATAAACTTTTCTGCCAGTAAGGAGAATATGGGCTTGATAGAACATACCAAGATAAGAGAAAGACTAGCTAGTAAGATCAAGGCAAAGTTTGGCAAGATACTAACCTTGAGACAGCTCTACTTGGCTACTGGCAGAACCTATATCTCGGTAGCCTCTAATCTGGAAGAAGAGAAACCACACTATTTCTCTTGGGAGACAGATCCAGATCTGTCCTGTGTAGAGGCTGCCTTGTATTCTATGAATATACCCTTTGTCTTCCAGAAGCTAAATTACAAAGGCTCTATTATGGTGGACGGAGCCTTGACCGATCCTTGCCCCATTCTGTACAAGGATGATGGAGAGACTGACATTCTGGCCATTAGTGTCTCTAGTTCCAAAGCGGGAGAAGGCATACTAAAGTATTTTAATTTGGTAATTCAGGCTCCCATGAGTAGACTAAAAGAGCTCTCTCTGGCAAAGGCGTCACCTTGCTGTAAACACATAGACATTGCTTGTCCCACTCTAGACACTCTCGGGTTTAGTCTCAATGCCAAGAATAAATCCGAGCTGTTAATTCTGGGCTACAAGGAGGCAGAAAACTTTTTAACCAAGAGCTAAGAATTAAGCAGGCATAGTAAAATGCAGGAGCTATTTTCCGTCTGTAAGACTATAGTAAAAGAGTATGCAGAGTATGAACAGACCGATTCTGATTTGGATGTGGCTCGCTGTTTGAGTAAGATGAAAAAAGCACTTCAGGTGCTCGAGGGTGACTCTGAAACCTTGAACAAGAGCATTGCCAGGTTTAGACAAACCTACAAGAAGCTAGATGAGCACTGGTACTCTAGACCGGTAATCTTTGTTTTGTATAAAGACGAAAAGCTAGTAAAGGGTCCTGCTCTGCATCTGTCAAAGATTTACAAGATGGCCAGTAAAGTGGACCGAAGAAACAAAAGCAATCTCAAGACACAACTTTCCGAATCTCTCTTTCTTCTCTTGCAGAATGAGCCTGATCTAAAAATCATCGAAAGTATCCTAATTAAGGCAGATAAAGACCATGCTCCCGAGGTTAGGCGACTAGTAGAGAATAAAGATTTTATCAACCTCTTTTCTTTGGTTAGTAAGCAAGTCTACAGAAAACGTGAAGGAGAAGGTTCCCTGAAGGATATCTTTGAAGACCAAGAGGTTCTCCAGCTCTTGGACAAGGTGGTATAAATTAGAAAAATGTATTTTTCTAATTTAATTTTTCTTCTCTGGTAAAATGTCCTATACTTCTGGTTACGGTGATGCTCGCACTGCTGGTCTCTCTTCCGGTTACGGTCTAGGAGGTCCTCTATCTCCTCGTGGAACGCGTTACACCTCCCAGCAGGTTACGGATCTTCTGCCCCTCTCCCCTCGTGGTACTCGTCGCACCTCGCAGCAAGCCCCTCTTTCACCTCGTACTCGTCTTGCTCGTTATGGTAACCAGGATAACATTACTACCGAGACTGTAGAAACTACCACTTACACTCAGCAAGCTCCTCTTTCACCTCGTACTCGTCAAACTTCTACCCTCTCTCCTAGGACTCGTTATGGTCAGCAAGTTACTTATGATTCTACCCTCTCTCCTCGCGGTACTCGTTACACCACCCCTCGTTACACTTACCAACAAAGCGATTATTCTCCCCGCGGCACCCTCTACTCTCCTCGTGGTACTCGTTATAATCAGAGCGATTATTATGGTTCTTACGGTCAGGGCACTCGTTAATCCTCTCGTGCATCAACCCCTCAAGCATAATTAAAGATTCTTCTTTAATTATACCCTCTTTAACAAACACTGATAGAAACGCATCTTCCTTGCCCTTAGACAACCAGAAAGCAGACCCAAAGTATAATTGCCTAGTTTGTTTTCGCAAAGCCAAGACTTTAATAACAAGGTTTTGTTATAGTCACAGGTTAGGTCATCTAGACGAGACAAGTACAAACCTTGAGTATCGAGTTCCTGTGGCTTAAATTCTTTATCTAGTAAAGATAGTTCTTTGTTAATCCAGGAATCTAGACTCTTTCCTTGTAGGAGAAAGAAGAGAAAGTAGCCATCATCGAGTAGATGCGACCTAACCTTTTGTAGAAACTCTTTATCTTGTTGGATAAAGATGGTAGAAGAGTAGATACGATGATAGGGCAAGGGAGAGGTGAAGGTGTCATAATCTCCAAGGTAGAAATTACAACCCTTGAGGTTTAGAGAGGAGCACATCTGGTAACGAGAAGGAGAAGATGTCAGCCCATCTATGTAGACATCATAGGTTTGTGAAAGATACTTTATTAGGGCCGGTGAAGCGCAACCAATGTCTAGAATTCTAATCCCTGGACTGAGAGACAGGTTTCTGGCAATCTTTCTCATCATGTGCTTTTGCGCACTAGACAGGTCTTCACCAGAGTGGGAAAAGAGACCAGGAAAGACATTCAAGGCAAAGTATGTGGTTTCTTGTTTGCTGAGATCGGGAAGGAACCTCTTCCAACAAGATAGCTTTTCTCTCTTGCACAGGTTGTAGGCTAGCACATCTGTAGGAAAGTCTCTTATAAAGGGGTTCTTTGGTCTTTGAATAAAGAGCCCTTTCAGACGAAGGAAGAAAGAGAATAGAGTTAGTAAAAACATTTTATCTGGCCTAGGGAGAGGATTAAGCCTGAAGAAGAAATATAAGAGAAGGACCTTCTCTTATATTTTTGCTAGAGTCTAGATACAATGCAGATGTTCATATCCTGTGTAGAGGCAGTAAATAGTATTGGCTATGTCTTCAACACTGTTATCATGAGTTCCTTCCTCTTCGATAGGAACCTTGGGTCTGTTGAATTTCTCCCCATAAACTAGTTTCTTAATAATTAGCACGTCTCTGTAAACCTTTACAGAGATATGAACCCAGTCCGTGTACCACTGGTGTATAATCCATATCGTATGGTCGTTGCGAAATTCAGCACTGCAACACTTGCTCTTTTCAAAGGGTCCCGTGTTTAGTAAAGTTACAGCGTCCTGAATGTCGCAAGGTACTGGTCTAAGATCTTCACCTTTTAGTTCTGTAACCATGCCTTGAAGAGTTTCTTTGTCCACCTCATAGTCTAGTTCCTCCATCTGCCTGAGAAACTCTTCTAACCTCTCTAGTTGTTTGCTGGACGACATTGGTTTAATAAGGGTCTATTTTATCACTGTTTGGTAAGTGCGACTTACCAAACATATTAAAATGTATCTACACCTCTGTGGAACTAAGGTAGATGGTTAGTTCACCCCAGGAATTAATCTTGCCCATAATCTTAATGGGAAGGGGTTCTTCATACTTTTTCTCTAGATAGAATTTTAGTAGACCATTGGGACTAAGGTTGTTAAGTTTGGTCAAGCACTTTAGGGCACTAACTCGTACAGAGATTTCATAAGATACTTGTTGCCCATCGTAGACTCGCATGGGAAAGGTGTCTACTCGACCTGAAGAACGATCGTCTGTGAGGTTATCGATATTAAGATTGTTATCCTTGACACAGATGCGCACGGTGGATGACTTTAGTACATTAAGAACGTTAAAGGTGGAAGAGACAGAAGAGGCGGGAATAACCAGAGAAGGACGAGACTCATCCATCTCATACTCGGGAATGAGAATGTCTAGAGGTTCAACCTTGCAGGGACGAAGAACAGAAAAGTTTCCTTGCGAGCCTTTGTTGTTGGAATTGGCAATTTGGATATAGATGGGATGTTCTCCCTTTTTCTTGTAAATGGTAAGGCTGTCCTTCTTACCGATGCTCTTGATAAACTTTTGCAAGTCACGCAGGTTAATGCCAATGTTTAGGGTTCCACCCCGAGGAGTTTTAAGGTTGTACTTGTACAACTCTCTGCTCTCGATGTTGACGTGAGCGAGAATATTTTTACCTTCGGGATCGTGATGTAGACACTGGATGCGCTCAGGGCTGAAACGAAAGAGAGCTGTAGGGTTAATACGACGCAAAAAGTCAACCAGGTTCTTTAGTGAGTAACCATCGTAAAACTCGGCCACAAAGGAGCTGTTAACGGTATCATCGTTGTAACAATCACTCTGTGAACCTTCCATTTTAGAAAAAGAGTTTCTCGGGTTTAGCTTGAGAAACTAGAAAGTTAGCTCCTGGTAGAGTAAGAAGAGTATGAGGCCAACTCTTCGGCTATTCTGGTCCTAATTTCATCATACATAGAATCGTTACTAAAGTTATCCAAGGCGTCCAAAATCTCTACCAAGGTCTCATAGTCAAAGTGGGAAAAATCGGAACAAGAGAGAGAAATGCTCAAACGGTCACCTGAGCGCAACACAATGCCAACCTTGCCTGGAGAGAGAAAATACTCTCCCTTTACCTTTTTGTACGATTTTATAGAGTTGAGCTCGATGCTTTCTTCACTGAGAGAATTGTAAACCTCAACCAGGTCTCGCAGGTCTATCTTCTCTCCTCCCTTCAAGGCGGAAAGAAGGATCTTCTTGAAACCAGAGAGATCCTTGCTCTTTTCTTTGCTCTCCAGAACAAAGTGGCTACTCTCCTTGTTCTCTTGGCTGAGTAGAGGTTGAGCCTTTTGCTTTTGGAAGTCTAGTTCTTCATGTAGAGGAGAGTGAGGCAGATGAGAAAGAGACTCGCTACAGAGTTGCAGGGCTTCTTGCAGACTCTCTTGCAAGAGGTTAATATTTTGGTTACGTGAGCCTTTGGCCACCAGAAAGAGGAAACCGGGTTCGTGTAAAAGAGAAGCAAAGGTGGAAAGTAACTGAGAAAGCACGGGCAGCTGCCTCTGATAGACCTTCTTTAGTAACTCTAGGTTGGAACAAGTAGAGAAAGACTTTACTTCTTGCAGAGGAGAGAATACTTCTTCGTCCAGCACGTAGCTCTGTATCTGAGAAGGAACCTTTTTACCGTCCGTAGTAACCTGAGGTGAGGTTTGTTGGTTGAGAGAACTGGCCAGATAAGAAAAGATCTGTATGTGGGCCAAGACACCTTTCTCCTTTGAGGGAGGGCTGATACAATCCTCATAGCCAGAACCGTAAAGAGTGTTGATGGGAAAGGGAGCCACACTCTTTCCCATTCTGCTCAGGATATACTCGATAGAAGACAGAGAAGACTTGTCGTTAGCCGTAGGAAAGCCAAAGAGAAAGTAGAGCATGTCTTTAGCAGAACTCATACCTGTAGGAGAAGACTTTATCAAAGACATGCGAAAGGCATTCTCCAGTTCCGCTCTGATGGGCCTCAAGGCCACTCTTCTCACAAAAGGGCAAGCGAGAAGAGCAGATAGAGTGTCACAGTTGTACAAAGGCAGACCAAAGGGATCGCTCAAACTAATCTTTGTCGTGTTGCCATACTTGTAGTAATAACCTATGGAGGAAAACTCTTGTTTGGTGATGGCAACCGTGATCCTACTCAAGGGGTCGTCTGATAAAACCAGAATTATTCCACAAGACATGTCTTTTATATTAACTTAAATCAGCGTTAGGGCATGAAAATGCAACACGAGGATCGTTTCAAGAAGAATCTTGTCTCTCTGGCCGAGTACATTGTAGACGTGAACGATGATGCTGTCAAGAGAGGTGTTCGCATTATGGACAGTGGTCTACTTCGAGTCGGTTCCAACCTAGTAAATGGCATTTCTTCAAAGACCATCATCGAAACCTTTATCAGCAAGTCGAACCAGTCTTGGGAAAACATTCGCATCCATGACCAGGTCTATTTCAACACCAAGGCTCTAGATTTCTTTGCCGGAGTTCCGGAAGAGATGGTTAATAAGATGCGCATCCTTCTCATGGGCAAGGATGATAAGGGCAATTACTATGTAAAGGATGAGGTTAGAGTTATGATTTGGAAGTACCTAGAGTCTTTTGTAAAGATTTCCCTAAAGTATCTTTCTCCTGAGGGCAAGTCTCTTATTAGTAAAGCAGAGTACGTTCAGCACCTGGAGAGTTGGGGTATTCAAGTTTAATCCAGATTAAAGCGAGTTTAATACCCAAAGGTATCAAAGCAAGAGTGAATAGACAGAGAGAATAGAATTCGTACAAAAGATGAATTCTATGCTAGTAGATTTTCTAAAGGACTTTGGAAGCAGGTTGATTGATCCCCTCTTCAATGCTTTTGTTAAGACAGGGTTTAGTTATCTGGAAGAGAAGAGTAATATCTCTAGTGCCAACTTTTGTAAGCAGAGTCTAGCCTTGGGTTGTTCTCTAGGTCATCTACAGAGTATCTATGAACTAGGCTATCCCCTGTCTGGTAATTTCTTCTCTGCCCTCATGAAGAGAGATGACCTGTCTAGCCAGCAAAAGATCGAGTTCTTGACTTGGTTCCAGAAGAAGTGTATACGCTTTACTAGCAAAGATCTAGTAAAGGCAGCCAAAGAGAATGAGGTAGAGATTGTGGAGTGGTTCTGTGAACAAACAGACTGTGCCGAACTTTGCATGGATGATAGAGTAGTGGCTTATCTTGCCCTTCATGGACATGATGCAGACTACATTGATAAGATGAGAGACAGAGGTTTCATCTGTACTTCAGAGATTATGGCCAAAGCGGCCATGGGTAACCAACTCACTCTCATGAAAGAACTGCATAAGAGAGGTTATCACATGGATGGTCGCGTACTCGGCTTTGCTGCCATGAACGACAATCTAGAAATGTTTACCTGGGCCATAGAATGTGGTCTCTCTGTAAACCAAGACTGTAAAACCTATGCCAATATCTACTCTTCCTCTATCAGAGACCACATCATGGAGCAAGGCTGGTAACATCCACAATATTATATCTACGCGTAGATATAATATTCTTAATCATCAAAGGGTAGAGTGTGTTTGGTCACGTCAGCAGCAGGCTTGGCAGGAGCAGCACTTCCTCCGATGAAGGAGCCTACCATATTTAAAAGACCTGTAGGGTCGAAACCAGAACTGGGCGGCTCTGCAATGCCATCCGCATCAACCACCACTCCCTTGCTAGGCATCATAAACTCGTTAATCTGGGCTCTGATAGTTTTGGTAGACTCGACAGGAAGGAAACCGGAAAGCGCCTTGATGATGATAAAGATCACGGCCTGGAAGATCATGAAGATAAAGATTCTAACCTCAACCGGCCACTCATCACCACCTCCCTCCTTTTGTCTCTCGGCAATCTCCATGAGAAACTGTTCGTAAAAGATAAACTGCCTTAGTTGGTCACTAGTGTAGCCTGCAATAGGAATGTTGAAAACTTTACATCCGATAGCTTCGATGATAAGAAAGATTATAGTAAGGTAAACCTTGTACTTTACTATAGTCTTGTCTATGTGAGCCTGTCTCACATACTGGTCATACTTTACATGAATTATGTGCAAGGGTTCTTCTTCTCCAAAGACAGGCAGACTAGGTTTATTCTTTCTAATAATCTCCAACTTCATGTTAAACTTTGCCCTCATGGCTTCTTGTTGCACCTGACTCAAGACAGAGTAATCAGGAATATTAGGAATGTTGAGAAAGCCCTTGGGTGCAGCTCTGATAACCCTAACTACCCGTTCTTCTTTGTAAACTGGCATATTACTAACGCTGATGGGAGCAGGTGTTAGAGGCAGACTTTGAGAAACCACAGCACCTCTTCCTCCCGTAGACATAACCACAACCCTGTTGGAGGTAACTGGATTCTTGTCTACAAGAGCTGAATTTCTAGCAGAGACTGCCACACTCTTTCCCTTGTCTACATCTCGGGCAGAAACCTTTGCAACTCTGATTCTCTTGGGTGAGGGTGATACCTTGTTTACAGAAGTTAGAGGAGAGGTTCGTAAAGGAGAAGAGGTTACTCGAGCAGGAACCTTACTTGGAGGAGATTTGCTTGCTCGTGCAGAGGTTACTCCTCCTCGATGAAAACTTAGAGTAGAAGGAAGTTTCTTTGGCACGTCTTGTGAACGCAACCTAGGTACAGGTATAGGTGGAAGATTGTCTGGGTTAAAATCTTCTCCTGCCACATTAATCCTAGTATTGTCTCTAGGAGAAAGAACTTTACTAGAGCCGTGTGCCAGTCCTGGAGAAAGCACACTAACCTCCTCGGAACTTTCCATTTAAGTTTATGAATTGGCTCTTAAAATCCTTACAACTTGTAAAATTAGAGGTTGCTGGAAAAGCAGCTAATTTTAATTTTTCCACAAATTAAAAGCTTTGCATTTAAAATGTCGACGACCATTAACTCTCTTAAGCAGCCCCTCAGCTCTCTGGCCCAAGAATCTCCCGAGGTTAGCACCTATGAGGTTACGACAAAGAAAAATGTCTTTTCCGGAGGTAGTTTTGTGAGTTATATCGTATGGTTTATCATCATCGCCATCATCGTCTGGGTTATCCTCATTGCTACCAAGCCTACTTGGGTACAAAGGTATAACGAACTAGGTCAACCTACAGGTGAAGTTGATCAGGCCCGTGCCATTACTTGGGCTGTCATCATCGCCATCATCCTAGTTATCATCATCTGGATCATCCGTGCTGCCACCGGACCCAAGACTACGGTTGCCAAGACCACTGATTACGTTTTCTAAACAAGGTCCGTCCAAGTTAATTAGTAATAACTATTATTACTAATTAATCCTCCTCCCTAACCTCTGCGTTAATAGAGTCTACTAGAGGTTGCAGATGGTTGTACTCTATATAGTCTTTGTCTTGACTTAGATCCTCTAGATATTTAACCAGGTCACAGTGATTATTATCTTTAGCCTTTTGGTACATGGTATACAAACAACCTTGACTAGTTAGAGGAACAAACTTCCAGGCCACTTGAGGATTATAGACTACCTCGTGATCTCGTAAAATTTTTACATCTGGAAGATTTAGGTTCTTTGAATAGATGTACCAATCTTCCGTGTTCCAGATAACAAAGTCTCCATCGACTAACCTGGCAATGTTTTCTAGTCTGTTGATAATGTCTTCTCCCTTACTTTGTACACTTATACCAAACACAGAACGATTACCTATGCCTTGATAGGTTTGCACCAAACAAAAGTTATCCTCTTGTTTCTCCAGTATAAACGTGTGTTGGAAAACTTCTGGCTCTTCATGGTCTGTATTAAGATCGTTAAAAAGAACCCAATAGAGACCGTCTTGCTTATTATCCTTAATATGTTGAACTAAACTTGCTATTTGTCCTTTGGTTCGAAGCTCAGGCTTTGCCTTGTATGTTAAATGCATAAACTTGTTAAACTGGACACCGGGAAGCCTGTAAGCAAGATAATCACGTACACTACTGGAACAAGCTTGGAATCTGGTTAGATAGCGATTCTTTTCCAGAAAGCTCAGGTTATCGTAGATAGCTTTTACCAGAGGAAAGCTCATGATGAGTAGCCTGGTTTCTCAACCATCAAAGAGAATATTTCCCTCTCTTGTCAAATCATGCCCGAGGGTCCTGAAGTTAGGAACATTACTCGTAAGTTGAATATAAGGTTAGCTGGGGCTAACCTTATAAGTTTTAGTATTGGTAAGGAGAAGGATCTCCTACAGAACCTGACTATCGTGAATGTAGCCTGTAGAGGGAAACTTATCGTGTTTATCCTCGTATCACCCTCGTCTGAAGGAATGTTACCTTCCTCTGAACAAGAGAACATCTACATTACCTCTTCTCTAGGCATGACGGGAAGTTGGACACAAAGTAAAGGATCATATACCAAGGCTGTCCTGTACACTTCTGTAGGTAATTTCTACTATGAGGACATGAGAGGTTTTGGTAAGATTGCCATTCATAGAACAGAGGAAGAACTAGACCAAAGGCTATCTAAAATAGGTTTCGATCTACTTGAGGCTTCACTGAATCATCCCAAGATCCCCGATGAACAGTGGCTAAGCTTCTTCAACCGTAAGAGCAGGAAAAAGATTTGTGTCGTCCTCTTGGAACAAGACAAGATTGCGGGCATAGGTAACTATCTGCGTTCCGAGATCTTGCATCAGGCCAAGATTAACCCTCATCGAATTATATCTTCTCTGTCTGACGAGGAGTTATTACTCTTGCGGGATGCAGCCCAAGAGGTTATAGTTAGAGCTTACCGTAGTAATGGTCTAACTATCAAAGACTATGTTGACCCTGAAGGTGAGAAAGGTTCCTTTGTCTGTTCTGTTTACGGAAGAAAGACAGATGAGCAAGGTAGAAAAGTTATCACGGAAAAAGTTTCAGGTAGAAGTATATTCTATGTAGAGAATTAACCCAAGGCCTTCCTTCTTTACTAACCTAACAGGTTGATAACAAGCCGAGAAAATAGCTTGTTATCGACCATTACTAGCCTAAAGGTTAATAAAGAAAACTAAAAATGCAGGAACAACAATGCTCTCTGATTCGCATGATAACCGAAGACGAGACCGAGCATGAGAAGATCATTCGTTACAAGTCTGGAGATGATAAAAAGGTGGACGAGGTTACCAGTCTCTTCGATTTTAACCCCAAAGAGTATGCTCGCAACCACCATCTTCCACGTGAGATGGCCCGAGGAGAAAGGTCAGGTCAGTACGAGTACAACGCAGACTCTTCCTATTCTTATCTTTACGAGATGACCTTGTACCAGGTTCTACCTCAAGTTACGGTGAAAAAGAAGTATCGTGACCGCATCGAGATTTGTTGGGCTCATTACCCCGGCCTTAACGTGGTAAAGAATGCAATTATGTTTGGAGGAGAAAAGACCGTCATCCAAACCTCTGACAGCAAATGGTCCAACATCGATAACCAATTCTATGGTAACAAGAAGATAGACCACATTAACCATTACCTAGGTCATGTACCTGCTCTTATCGAATGGACACACAAACTTCCAAAGTTTCCTCTACGGGTGTTGCAGCCTTGGTCTTTTTGTAAAGGCGTACCTTTCCCTCTCTTCAAGGCCAAGGAAAAGATTTACTTTAGCTACAAGACCTGCTCAAGCATCTTTGAGCTCTTACGGGTTAGGGTTCTCAAGGATGGACAATGGACCTATATCTCTCCCACCAAGGAGGCTAATACCATTAGCAAGTATCTAAACTTTCCTGATAAGGGTTCTCTACCTAGTCCTATCATGATCGCAGAATATTCCAAAATTACTCACGATGAAGAGATGAGCATTAAGGGAGACATGGACCATTACGTGGTTGAGGACATTAAGCGCTTTTCTTCTGAGATTGTCAACAAGACCAATCCTAAAGTTACCATTGAGGTTGACATTGAAGATTCTATCAAGGGCATCTTTTACGTGGCAGAGAACCTGGACGCCACATTAACCAATAACCTTTCCAACTTTAGTACCAATGCTACAGAGATTCTCGATGGTGACAAACCTATCAAGGGCATCTCGCTAAAGTATGAAAATTCTCCCCTAGTTCCTCTCTCTGCAGAACTTACTCCTTCTGTACTGGCAGATTACATTGAATCACACTATGCCATCAACTATTTTAAGGGATACCCCAGAGATCCTGGTTATGCAGCCATTCCTCTAGCTTATGACATGCACACTGCCAACCATGAAACCTTCAAGAGTGGAAAGTTTACTGCAGAGTTTGAACTGTCAGACAAGGATGATGACTCTGACGATGACTCTGATGAAAGAGAGAAGGATGAGTTTCTCAAGATTGGTTCCATCAGCTCTGATGAAGTTAAACTAAGCCACTCGTACAAGGTGCACATGTACGTTCTCTATCTCAAGCGCATTTCCTTCATCGATGGCAAGGTTGAGATTAACAAGATTGCACCTCCCAGAAACAAAAAGTAAACAGGTAAGGATTAGATTTAACCCCAGGTTAAATCTAATTTAACGACAAGTTGGAAATAAAACGCTTCACGTTTCCTTCTAACGACAGCTAAATATATTCTCCAAAGAATTATATTTAACGACAGACCTCTGCTTCGGTCAAGTTTCTAGATCTCTCTGCATCGGAAGGAGGTATGAACCCATAAGGACCACTCTCCACTACCTGACCATCATGGATTCTTACAGCTCTTGTTTGGTCAGGACATATCCATTGTAAACAAAAGATACTTTCTCTACTCTCACACCTTCGTAGAGAGTAATATAAATAACCTGCTAAAAATATTAGCACAAGATCTATAATTAGGATGACTCCGATGAGAATGTTTAAGGCCAAGGACATTTTAATATTTCGTGTGAAATATTTCACACGAAATATATAAAAGATGCAAAGAAGAACTTTCAAACCGCGTTCCTCTACTACTCAAGTTAACGTGGAAAAAATTTACACAAAGGGCCAGGACAGCTATGAGATCGATGTTAACGATATCAAGGCCACGCTAGCCAAACTCTCCCCTCACTGTGACACTTTGGTCTCTGATGCTCCGGCAGAGTTTAACGAAATGGTAAACACTATCAACGTTCTCTGTAGCACAGAGTATTATCCGGTTCTCCTTTCTGTAATCTCAGAGTATTTTACTCCTGAAAATGTCAAGCCTGGCACGGTTAAGGCCTACATGGTAGGTTGTACTGCAAACTCTGATCCTTGCTCTCCTGTCTGTGCCGGTTCTGCACCTCCCAACTCTGACTTTCAGCTTTGTCAACAGAAGGTTATTATTGGAAATAACAATAGACCAGGGGGCAAATACTCGTTTATCAAGACCCATTCTCCCGAAGGTAACCGAGCCATCGTCTATGTGCCACACGATTGCCTAGAGCACTTTCCCGGTTTCTGTTCGGAAGAGGTTAAGCATCTCTCTTCTCTAGGAGTGACTGAAGTTAAACTGGTTGGTCTCCATGATATTGTTCTCTCTGATTACGCTCCTCTCAACAATCATCTAGCCAGAGAGAAGGAAATCGCAGCTATAGCTGCGACCAGACCTGGAGGTCCCCTTCTTACAGAGAGGGGAGTAACTTCTCTGCCCACAGTTCAGGAAAGACCTGTACAGATAAATCAGAGCACCTCCTTTAGCAACAGTTGGCTTTTCTGGGTTATCATCATCCTAGTAGTTTTGGCCATCCTGTTTTATTTCTTCATTGCCAAACGAAGAGGTTAAAAAAAATTCCAAATAAAAACTTTCCAATAAAATGTCGTGTACTTCATCTTACGTCACCGGTGGTGCTGCTACTGCACCTGCTGTAGTTAATACTGGAACTTCGATCGGTAATATTGCCTGGGGTATCGCTCTCGGCTTTATTCTCCTCTTCCTGATCCTGGCCGTAATTGGTCTCATCATTGGTGCCTTTGCTGCTCCTTCTGCCGCAAACTGGATGAGGAACAACAACGTCGCTACTAATCTTATCTAAATCTTCTAATCGAAATATGTCTGATCCATCAGACATATTTTATTCTTACCTGGTTACCAGAAGGAGAAAGTTGCATTCCGTCTGTCTTTTATCTATTCTCCTGTAAGTAGTCTGACCTACGTCCTGGAGATAAACTTTATATCCCAAGTTAAGACCGGCAGCCGTGTAACAAGAGCAGGCTGCTTGTGAGTTGCTAGCCCCGTTAACTAGTTCTATTCCATCAACCAGTTCACCTAAACTAGCAAAGGTTAAGGTTGCAAACCTAGTACAGTGTCCTTTACCTCTTTGGTCAGGTCTGATACTAATAAAAGAAGATGTGGAATAGACCTTGTCTTGTCTTCTTTCCAGTTTGCCTTTGTAAAAGGCTAATGCTTGACCCTCATCATCCAGCATGAGTGATAACCAATGCTCTTTTTCTACAAGACGAGGTACAGACCAGTATACAAACTTGCTTCTCTCTTCCTTCTGCACTGGTAAGACACCTTGCTTGATAGCCTCTTCTATTTCTAATATGTCATCGTACGATAACATATTATCCGATTTCACATACAGGGAAGAGGACAAGTGCACCTTTCTACCCTTGTAGTTTACAAAGTAAGAGAGTTTAGTAACCTGACTCTGATAAGGGACTTGTTCAGGGATGACTAGAGGGCCAAGGTAGAAACGATAAGTTGCCATGTTTTTACATATTAGAAAATTCTATCATGGTCTCATCCACTCTGGGTAGAAAAGTAAAGATTAGTTCGTATAGATTGCCTTGGTTACAGTCATCAACCTCGCGAACCCGATACGTACCAGAGTGGTTGAAAGCACCAAACACATACAAACCCAGGTCTTTAGCTGCCCTGATGTAACACCTACAAGCACCTGCTTTCAGCTTGGATGCTACTACAATGGATATGTACTCTACTCTCGTGATAGAAAAGAGTTTATCATAGGTGAATTGGACAAACTCCCTACAAAGACCTCTTCCTTGATATTCAGGGTTGATACTAACATAACTATGTGCACTATACCTTCTTCCCAGATCATCCTCATAGGTTTCTCCTCGATAGAAACCTATGATCTTGTCCTCTTCCATGAGGAGAGAAAGCCATTCGTGATCTTGCCAAAGTATATGGTAAGGTTTCCAAGTTTGTTCTATTTTTACCTTTCTAGAAAGTGTAGGTAAGGTCGATCTAAACCTCAGGTCAGGTTGAAATCTACGTATGTACTCTTCTATTGCCTGATTGTAGTCCAAGGTTCTCCAACCTATATCGAATGGTCTAACTTCTACTTCCCTTCCCTCGTAGAGAATATAGTATACATCATACTCTTCTGTATAAACACGAGCAGATCTTTCCACTATGCCAGGATAGATCTCTTCTAGATTAACAGGTCCAACAAAGAACTCGTAGTGCATTTTAGATTGTAGATAACAAACTTTATTGGATAGATAACCGTTTTACATGTCGTTAGATTGCATACAAGCTAACCTGTCGATCTTACAAACCTCTATAACCTGCCCTCTCTGCCACAACTCTATCCACACTTGGTTCAACACTGAAGATCAGGTAATCTAAACCTTTCAGGTTGCAATCGTTCACATCTCGTAGAGAGTAGCCTGAAGTGTAAGAGAAAGAACCAAAAGTGTACAGACCAAGGTCTTTGGCGGTCGTTGGTAAGTGCCTTACCAACTGCTCTTATATAACAACGACAAGCACCCGCTCCTATGTTGCTAGACACGGTAATTACAATGTAGTCTATGGAAAGAATATTAACTAGCCTCTCATAGGTGAAAGATGCTAGTCCTTTACACAAGCCCTTTCCTTGATATTAATAATAAAAGAATTGCTGCTAAACCTCTTGCCTCGTTTATCCACAAGAAATATCCCCTTGTAGTAACTCGTCTTTGTGCATCAACAGAGAAAGCCATTCGTTATCTCTTTCCAGGTACACATCTACATCCCAAACATAACTTACAGTCTTCTCTCTAGAGAGTATCTCGGGCTTACTCTGAGAAAGGTATCTTTGCACTTTTTCGTTGCTTTCTACAGGCTGCCAACCTCCTTCTTTCTGCAAGACTGGTATCTCTCTTCCTCGATAGATAACATAGAAAAGAGTTTTTGGTTCTGTGTACTCGTAAACAGACCTATCCTCCAGACCAGGATAAACTTTCTCCAGATCAAACCTGCCTGTAAAGAACTCGTAGTGCATCTACCTTTACATGTTGGAAAATTCTATCATGGTCTCATCCACCCTGGGTAGAAAAGTAAAGATCAAAGAATCCAGACCTTGGTTGCAGTCCTCTACTTCACGAATTTCGTATCTACCTTCCTTGTCCCATGCAAAAGCACCGAATGTCTGAACTAGCTCCGACCTGAAGGCATACAAACCCAGGTCTTTGGCCGCCCTCATGTAACAACGACAGGCACCTGCCCCTATTTCCGATTCTACATTAATAGAAACATAGTCTACCTCCAGGTTACTAAAGAGCTTGTCATAGGTGAAAGATGCTAGTCCTTTACACAAACCCTTTCCTTGATACTGGGGACTAATATTAATAAAAGAGTGGGAACTAAACCTTCTTCCCAGGTTGTCAAGGTATATGCTTCCCTTGTAGAAACCTATAATCTTTCCTTGATCGAAAAGCAAGGAGAGCCAATCACCTTCTTCCTCTGGTTCAAAGAAAGGTCTCCAAACGTCTTCTCTGTTAACCTTTCGGGTAAAGACAGGTAGAGTGGATGGATGAAAGCTCTGAACGTATTCTTGTACCTCTTTATTACAACTTACACAAAGCCATCCCAGATCGTCATGTTTGACTACCACTATTTCTCTACCCTTGTATTTTATATAGTTGTACTCTTCTTGCACATTGTAAAAGTAGATAGACCGTTGAAATAAACCAGGATATACTTTCTCTAGATCGAGAGGACCGGTGAAGAACTCATAGTGCATCGTTTGTCTTATCATGTAAAAACTTTTTACATGATAATGGGAAGAAGGGTGTTCCAGTATAATTACCAGTATGGTTTGTCGTTAGTAAGTGTCTTCCTCCACCTCAAGATCAAAGGTTTGTATCATGGTCTCATCTACACCTGGTGCAAAGGTAAAGATTAAGAAATCTAAATCACCGGAAGCACAATCTGCAACCTCTATGTAAACATACTCATCTCTTTCTCCCTGACCACCATAAGAGTTCCTACCATAGGTGTACAGACCCAGGTCTTTGGCCGCTCTTACATAGCACCTGCAAGCACCTGCTCCTATCATACTTGCTACTACCAAAGTAATATACTCCAGGTTAAATACGCTGAGTAATCTCTCATAGGTGAAGGTGGCAAACTCTCTACACAAACCTCTGCCTTGGTGTTCAGGACTAATACTAATAAAAGACTCTGAACTAAACTTTCTCCCCAGGCTGTCTTTATACACGTGCCCATCGTAGGAACCTATTATCTTTCCCTTGTCAACCATAATGGAAAGCCATTCGTCCCCTCCCACCTTGAGCGTGGGTTTCCATTGCTGATCAGAGATTACAGTAGTAGTAAAGACCTGTGGTCTTTCTCTCTGCACAAACGCATCTACCTCCTCGTTCCCGTTTACAGAGTACCAAGTCTGACCTCTGCAGTCTACAACCTGTTCTCTCTGTCCTTGATAGAGAACATAGTGTATTACTTCCTCTACAGGATAGTAATGGGTAGAATTAGAAACCAACTCTGGGTATCTCTCTTTCAGGTTAACCGGACCCTTGTAAAAGTAGTATCTCATGATCTTTTCATGAGATACTTTAATTTAGCCTTGTGTGGAACTCTCTAGAGAGCACTCTTCCTCATGACATCATCTAGTTCATGAGAAGAGAAGATTAGATGGTCCAGGTAGCTAGGAAGAGAGAACCTGCTCTTACCTCTATCACAATCTTCGACCTCTCTCAGGGCACAGTCATCGTCCTCTTCCTCTGAACAATAACCATAGGTTAACAAACCTAGATCTTTGGCTGTCGTTGGTAAGTGCCTTACCAACTGCCCTCGTGTAAGAACGAGAAGCGCCAGTTGGTAAGGCACTTACCAACGACTTGCACCTATGTTACTATCTACCTCGGTTATAATATAATCTACACCAGCCAATTTAATCAGGCTATCATAGGCGAAACGGGCCAAAACATAGATCGCTATAGCGATCTATGTTTCCACACAAACCTCTTCCTCGGTAGTCAGGACGGATACCTGCAAAAGAACCCCTGCTGTATAACCTACCCAGAGAGTCTTTATCTAGAGAACCTATGTAATATCCTACTATGATTCTATCATCTACCATGAAGCAAGACCAGGTGTCTTGATCAGTGTAAGCTATAGGGTCCCATTGCTTGTCCTCAACAACTTCTACCCTTCTTAGTGTTGGGTTGCAGTTAAGGTACCTCATCAGAGCACCATCATAGGCATCAAGCACAAGCCATCTTCCCAAACTACGCACTATCTCTACTTCCTTGCCTCTAAAGTTTATATAGAGGCGAGTAACCTTCTCCTGATAAGAGTAATCACTCTGAGCGCTGATTAGCTTCTCCCTCTCCTCAGAGTTGCCTAGATAGAAATAATACTCCATAACCTTACACCGCGGTGATAAAACTCATCATCCCTCAACGATCCTTCTTGCTTTTCTGTAGATAGATGACCAACGGTCATCTATCTTGTGATTTAGACATCTTCCGTCTTTCTATCAAAGAATTCGGTCATGACTTGGTCCACTCCTGGTGAAAGACTAAAGACGAGAAACTCTAGGTCTCCAAGGTTACAATCTTCGACCTCTCTGTCGTTAGATTGGTTTGTAATACAAACCAATCTTACTGTAAAGATATTCATGTTCTTGTGATCGAGAACCAAAAACATACAAACCTAGATCTTTGGCGGTCGTTGGTAAGTGCCTTACCAACTGCTCTTACATAACAACGACAAGCACCTGCTCCTAGTGTGCTTGCTACTGTAATTATAATATAGTCTACCTGGAAGACACTAAGTAGCCTCTCATAGGTAAAGGTTGCAAACTCTCTGCACAAGCCTTTACCTTGGTACTCGGGGCTGATACTAATATAAGAGTCTAGGCTAAACCCTCTCCCTAGTTCATCTTCTAGAACACGTCCTTCATAAGAACCTATTATCTTGTTATCATGAACCATGATGGAGAGCCAGCTGCCTTCTCCTTTCTCGACTGTAGGTGACCATTTCCCTTGGACAATGTAATCCACAGAAGACAGCTTTGGTCTTTCTCGTTTGATAAAAGCATTTACCTCCTCGTTCAAGTCTGCCGAGTACCACTTTCCTCTATAACTTTCAACTCTCGCTCTCTGTCCATTATAGATGATATAATAGTTGGTTATCTTCTCAGGGTAAAAGTAAGTAGAATTACTTACCAACTCGGGATATCTTTCCTCAAGGTTAACAGGACCAACAAAGAACTCGTGACGCATTTGTCTTGCCAGAAAAGATTTATTCCAGAGCAGGAATCCGCTCCATAACCTCATCTAGGACCGGATGGATGGTGAAGATTAGCGATTCTAAATCGTACAACTGGCAATCTTCAGGTTCTGCATAAACATATTCTTGTCTTCCTGAGGTGTCGGAAGGTGGACTCTTACCAAAAACATACAAACCTAGATCTTTGGCCGCTCTTACATAACATCTACAAGCACCTGCTCTTATAGTGCTTGCCACAAGGATAACAATGTAATCTACCTTGTACACACTAAGCAGCCTCTCATAGGTAAAGGTGGCGAATTCTCTACACAAACCTCTACCTTCGTATTCAGGACTGATGGTTATAAAAGACTTTCTGCTAAACTTTCTTCCTAGATCATCGGTGTATACTCTTCCAACATAAGAACCTATTATCTTTCCCTCTTGCACCATAATAGAAAGCCATCCATCATCACCCTTGGTCTTGTGATCAGGAACCCAGCTTTCTTCATAGACCTTCTCTCCTAAAAACGCTTGAGGGTTAGTTCTCTCTATGTATGAATCTACCTCTCTATCTACGATTGCGGACTGCCAACCCTTTCCGTAATCACCAACTTCAACCTTGGTTATTCCTTGTGGACTGGGATAGAGAATATAATAAAAGGTTTCAGTCACAGGACGACTATAGAAAGAGTTGTTAACCAAGTCTGGAAAGTTCTTCTTCAGGTTAACTGGACCTTTGTAAAAGTAGTATCTCATGATCTTCTTTTCATGAGATACTTAAAATATGTACTTTTGGATAGTGCTTATCGTAGTAGCCTTACTACTAATCTGGTTGTTCTACTCTGGTAAAGAGACAGAAGAGTTTGTAGGTTTACGTGCAGAAGATCTAGAAAACCTTACCAAAGTTTCCAGAGAAAGAGAAGAAGAGAAACTTCTCCTTCCCGTACAGAAAGAGGTTTGTCATGCAGAGGAGGAAGAAGGAGAGAGCAACACTTTAGACGATGACCTCCTCCCCTATCGCAATGGTAAATCTAAAAAGAGCAAGGGAGAAGAGATCTGTTGTTCAGTCATGGAGAAGATCTATGGTGTACCCTTTTACACCGTGAGACCAAACTTTCTCAAGAACCCAGAGACGGGCAGGAACCTAGAGATCGATTGCTACAACCCAGAACTTAAGATTGGAGTAGAGTATAATGGCAAACAGCACTATATCTTTCCAAACTTTACAGGTATGTCTAGAGAAGAGTTTTACAACCAACTGCGCAGAGATCGCTTCAAGAGAGAAAGTTGCGATGCCAACGGCGTCTACCTCATCACTGTGCCTTACACCGTCAAACACCAAGACATAGAAAACTATATCCGTGAGAGATTGCCCTAATTAAAAACATGTACTTGCATCTCTTCATCTTGCTTGTTTTTATCCTACTTATAGTTTACTTGTTTGGTCTGTCCTCGGTAAAAGAGTTTTGCTCTGAGATCATCACCGATGAACGACTAAGGAAAGATGTTAAAGAGTGTGCGGTAGAGACCATGCGAAGCAACATCACTCCAGACAAGTTGGTCAAGGTTATAGTTCCTAGTTGGTAAAACTATCTTAGAATGTAAAGAAAGTCTTTACATTCTTAGTAGAGAGTAACTCTCTCGTCTGTTGGCAGAAGGTCTAGAGAGAACAAACATGCAAGCGTTACTTCCAAAGATAACCTTACTGTCGTTAGATTGGAACGCTTTGCGTTCCGAACTAACTGTCGTTAGCTTTACGTGCCAGCGGCACATAAATCTTACTGTCGTTAGCTTTACGTGCCAGCGGCACATAAATCTTACTGTCGTTAGCTTTACGTGCCAGCGGCACATAAATCTTACTGTCGTTAGCTTTACGTG